AAGCAGAACAGCAGCCTGGCCTGGCTCCCGAGCGAATTAGTAGCCAACGCCAGCGGACCGGAACTGCACCTGGAGGACTTTCGCAGCACATACGCGGTGGGAGGAATCGACCTCAGCCAGACGAGAGACCTCACAGCCTGCTGCGTGGTCATTGAGCGAGACGGCGAGCTTTACGTTTTCTCCCATTTTTTCCTGCCTGCGGAGAAAATCGACGAGGCGACGGAGCGCGACGGCATCCCTTACCAAATGTACATTCAGCGCGGAATATTATCCCCGAGCGGAGAGAACTTCGTGGACTACGAAGACTGCTTCCAATGGTTCCGGATGCTGGTGGAAGAATACGAGATCCTCCCGCTCATGACCGGGTACGACCGCTGGAGCGCGCAGGTGCTCGTAAAAAATATGCAGGCATACGGCTTCAAGATGGACGACGTCTGGCAGGGAGAGAACCTCTACGGCGTCCTCATGGAGACCCAGGGCCTGCTGGAAGATAAAAAGATCCACATAGGAAACAACGACCTGCTCAAAGCGCACCTCCTCAACTCGGCAATCAAGATGAGCACGGAGAGAGGACGCGGAAAGTTAGTCAAGGTCCACCCTTCCCTACACATAGACGGGTGCGCCGCATTAATAGACGCCATGACAGTCCGCCAGAAATGGTGGGCCGAGCTCGGCGCACAATTGACAAACGAGGGTTAAACACATGAGCTTATTTGATTTTATCTTCGGGAACCGGAAGAAGCCCGAAGGAAGGTACGAGGGTTCGTTTAAACTTTTGAACGCATACCGCCCGCACTTTACCAGCTACAGCGGCGGCCTTTACGAGAGCGAGCTGGTCCGCGCAGCAATAAACGCCAGGGCTTCCCACATCAGCAAACTCGGCGTTGAAATAACCGGAGCAGCCAAACCAGCACTCCAGAACAAACTCCGGAAGGGACCTAACAGGTTCCAGACCTGGAGCCAATTTTTGTACAGAGCATCAACGCTTCTCGATGTTCATAACAGCCTTTTTATAACGCCTATCCTGGACGAGTTCGGAGCGATATCCGGAGTTTATACCCCGCTCCCGAAACGATGCGAGGTGGTCCAATACGGAGAGACGCCGTTCCTTCGTTATGAGTTCACCGACGGACGCCGGGCCAGCATTGAGCTCGAGTACTGCGGGATCATGACAAAGTTTCAGTATAAAAGCGATCTCCTAGGAGAATCGAACCACGCGCTCATCCCGACAATGGAGCTAATAAACATCCAGAACCAAGGTATTGAAGAAGGCGTCAAGAGCGCCGCCAGCTACCGCTTTATGGCCCAGCTCCAGAACTTCAGCAAAAGTTCCGACCTCAAGAACGAACGAAAACGCTTCACGGAGGAGAACTTCAGCAAGGAAGCGGAGGGAGGCGGCCTCCTGCTTTTCCCGAACACATACCAGAATATAAAACAAATCGACGTCAAGCCCTGGGTCATAGACCACGAACAGATGGAGCTTATAAAATCCAATGTTTTTGAATACTTCGGAGTAAACGAAGACATCCTGGAGAATAAAGCAATCGGCGACGCCTGGGCCGCGTTTTACGAAGGAGCAGTGGAGCCGTTCGCGATCCAGTTCTCGGAAGTTATGACCCGGATGCTTTTCACCTTCCGCGAACAAGGCGAAGGAAACAGAGTAACAGCCACGAGCAACCGACTGCAATATTTAAGCAACGCAGACAAACTAAACGTCTCCAGCCAGCTCCTGGACCGCGGAATAATGTCAATAAACGACGTCCGAGAGATCTGGAACCTGCCGCCGGTCGAAGGCGGTGACGGGAGAATCATCCGCGGCGAGTATTACGACGCCGACCAGAAACTCACACCACAAGAGGAGGGAGCCCCGAACAATGAGTAAAGAGATTAGAAGCTTTAACTTTGAGGTCCGCGCAGAAGAAGACCAGGAGCGCGGGAAATACATCGAAGGCCGCGCTATCGTTTTTAACGAGAGGACGGACCTCGGCTGGTACGATGAGATCATAGACCAGGACGCGCTCAAAGACACAGACCTGCGAGACGTTAGGTTTTTGGTCAACCACAACACAGACATGATCCCGCTCGCCAGGAGCAGGAACAACAACGCCAATAGTACCATGCAGCTCTCGGTTATAGACGGAGAAGGTCTCGACATCCGAGCCAACCTGGACACCGAGAACAATGCAGACGCAAAGAGTTTATATTCGGCGACGGGCAGAGGAGACATCTCCGGAATGTCTTTTATGTTTATCGTCGGAGCAGATAGGTGGGACGAACCGGAGAGCGATCACCCGACTAGGACAATTCTCAAAATAGACAAGATCCTGGAGGTGAGCGCCTGCACGTTCCCCGCATACGAGCAAACCTCGCTGGAGGCCCGCGGCCTTGCCGAAGCGCTGGAGAGCGCTAAAGCATCACTGGAGAGTGCACGTGCCGACGCCCGCGCGAAGGATGCCCGCGTTAAATTAATCAAATTTTTATCGGAGGTTTGAAGATGGAACTGGAAAACATGACCGTCGAAGAACTGCAGGCCCGCAAGAGCGCAATCTGCGAAGAAGCAACACCGGAGGCAGATCTGGACGCGCTCGAGGCAGAGGTCCGCGCCATCAACGCTGAGCTCGAGAGCCGCAAGGCAATAGAAGCACAGAAAGCAGAAGTCCGTGCCCAGGTTGCAGCCGGAGCCGGATCCATTACAGAAACAATCTCAAACGAGGAGAAAAAAACCATGACAAACGAAGAAGTAAGAAAGAGCCACGAGTACAACGTAGCCTTCGCTAATTACATCAAGACAAACGACGACAGCGAGTGCCGCGCACTCCTTACAGAGAACGTCACCGGAGGCCAGGTCCCGGTGCCTTCATACGTTGAGGAGAGAGTCCGTACAGCCTGGGAGCGCAACGAGCTCATGAACCTGGTCCGCAAGACCTACATCAAGGGCAACCTCCGCGTCGGTTTTGAACTTTCCGCAACAGCGGCAACAGTTCACACAGAAGGAACCACAGCACCCGCAGAAGAAACACTGACCCTCGGCGTGGTAGAGCTCAAGCCCGAGAGCATCAAAAAGTGGATCTCCATTAGCGACGAGGCACTTGACCTCGGCGGCGAGGAGTTCCTCGACTATATCTACGACGAGCTCACGTACCAGATTGCAAAGAAGGCACAGTCCGAGCTCATCGGAAAAATCACAGCCCTCACAGCATCAGCAAGCTCCACAGCAGTTGGAGTAGGAGTGGTAACAGGCACACCGACAGTCGGCATCGTAGCCGAGGCAATCGGCCAGCTTTCCGACGAAGCCAGCAACCCGGTTATCGTTATGAACAAAGGCACCTGGGCACAGTTCAAAGCAGCCCAGTACGCGGGAAAATTCAACGTGGATCCTTTCGAAGGCCTCCAGGTTTTCTACGACAGCACCCTCCCGACATACTCAACAGCAGGAACAACAGGGTCTGCCTGGATGATAGTAGGAGACTTCGGCGAAGGAGCACACGCGAACTTCCCGAACGGCGACGAGATCCGTATCAAATACGACGACCTCAGCCTGGCCGAGAAGGACCTCGTAAAGCTGGTCGGCCGCGAATATGTCGGTCTCGGCATCGTTGCAGACCACGCTTTCTGCAAGGTCGTATTTTAAGGCATAAAAGCAAGCCGAAGGAGGAGCGGCAAAGATGCGTACACTAATAGCAATCCCCTGCATGGACATGGTCCACACAATCTTCATGAAATCCCTGCTGGGAATGAATAAACCCGGAGAGGTAAAGTACAGCATTAGCTGCTCCTCCCTGGTTTACGATGCCCGGAACAACCTGGCAAAGCAGGCAGTGACAGAAGGCTTCGACCGGATCCTGTGGCTTGATAGCGATATGGAGTTTAATCCGGACCTTTTGCAAAAATTAGCAGCAGACCTCGATGAGGGCCGGGAGTTCGTCTCCGGAATATATTTCAAGAGACGAGCCCCGGTCCAGCCCGTTATATATGAGAAAGTCGGGTACATTCACGACGAGCAGCAGGACACCGTACAGCCCGTCGCGATATCATACACGGACTACCCGAGAGACGCGATCTTCGAAACGGAGGGTGTCGGGTTCGGCGGCGTATTGATGACCACGGGCCTGGTGAAACGAGTGGTTGACAAGTTCGGTCTCCCCTTTTCCCCGATTCTGGGCTTCGGAGAGGATCTCAGCTTCTGCACCAGAGCACGAGACGTCGGCGCGAAGATATACTGCGACAGCCGGGTAAAACTCGGGCATGTAGGCCTCGGAACCATCACGGAGGACACGTACCTCCAGCAGAAAACAGGAGGCAACAGTGGCAATAGATAACACCACATTGAACAAAGTTAAGACGGCGCTCCGGATCTCCACCGCGACCTTTGACGACGAGCTGACCGACCTCTGCGAGGCAGCGCTCGCCGATTTAGGAATAGCAGGAGTGGACGGAGAGCGCGCCGTAATAACAGACACCCTGGTCCTCCGCGCGGTTATTACTTATTGCAAAATCAACTTCGGAGAACCAGACGAGTACGAGAGGCTCAAGAAGTCCTACGACGAACAGAAAGCCCAGCTCGCAACCGCGACCGGGTGGACAATCTGGAGGACGGAGGCTGACTAGATGGACAGATCCAACACGGTGGTTTTGATAAAAACAGAACACACGCCGGACGCCCTGGGAATATGGCAAGAAACACAGACGGAGCGCGAAGTCTTCTGCAGGGTCGACAGCGTCACCCGCTCGGAATACTTCGAAGCCGGAAGGAACGGCCTCAATCCGGAGTTTCGCATCACCATGTTTTTATATGACTACCAGGGAGAACGGCTCGTCCGTTTTGAAGGCCAGACCTACGCCGTATACAGAACCTACCACAGCAGGAACGACACCATCGAGCTTTATGTGGAAAGGAAGGCGGGGACCAATGGCTAGAACACACGCGACCAACCCCGGCAATTTAAGCGAGGCGGTGCAGAAGATCCTCCGCGAATACGAGGACGACGTCGAGCACAACCTCGCCGAAATAACCAAGAAGCTGGGGAAAGCCGGAGCGAAGAAACTCGCTGCAGCATCCCGGGCCGCCTTCCCCAAAGGAACCGGAGAGTACGCGCGAGGATGGAAAGCCGACGACTACAGCGAACGTATCGTTAAAACGACGGTCATCCATCAGAAAGACCTGCCAGGACTTCCCCACCTTCTGGAGCACGGACACGTGGGGTACGTCAACGGCAGGAGGATAAAAGACGTCGAAGGCCGGGAGCACATACTCCCAGTCGAAAAGGAATTAGTAGAGCAATACCAGGAGGAGGTGCTCGCGAAATTATGACATTGACAGAAGTGGCACAGATGGTCGAGAGCATCGGCCTCCCCTTTGCATATTACGAGTCCCCGGACGACACCAGGAGAGACCCGCCGTTCGTTTGCTATTTATATACAGACAG